CTGTGGTTCCAGCGGCGCCAGGGCAAGGACATTGCCGAGTTGGCGCGTGACGTGAAGGAAACGCTGTGAACGCCACCGACAACCGAATGGCCTTCCTGGGCATGGTGCGCTTCTCTGAAGGCACGTCCAATTCGCCGACCACGCGTGACCGCGGCTATGACCAGATCGTCGGCCGCACCCGCTTTGCCAGCTACGCGGACCACCCGCGCGTGCGCGTGTACCTGCCGAAATACAAGGTATGGTCCACGGCCGCCGGTGCCTATCAGCTATTGATGCGCTACTACGACTACTACGCGCCGTTGCTCAAGCTCAAAGGCTTCGCCCCGCCCGTGCAGGACGCCATCGCCCTGCAGCAGATCAAGGAATGCCGGGCCTTACCGGATATCGACACCGGCCGCCTGGCCGACGCGATCGCCAAGTGCAAAAACATTTGGGCATCCTTGCCGGGCGCTGGTTATGGCCAGTTCGAACACCGCTATGTGGATCTCGAACAGGCCTTTATCCGAGAAGGCGGCGAAGCCATCGTGCTGCCGACGCAGAAGACCAGCGAGGAGCTACACCTGGCCTTCGTGGACGCCGGCGGGGTGTTGGCATGACGCTCACGGACGCATGGGGCGCCCGCCTGCGCGCTGGGCTCGGAATCGGCTTGCTGGCGGTGGCCTTTGTTGTGGCCTGGACGGTGCAGGGCTGGCGCAAGGATGCCGATATTGACCACCTGAAGGCCGACATGGCCACGGCCAACCAGGCGGCGGCCGATGCCCGGGCCGCCCTCGCGCAGCAGGTTCTGCAGGCCGAGCGCAATGCCCGCGACGCCATCCAGGCCATTACCGACAAGCTCACCAATGAAAGGGATACCGCCCGCCATGAGAAAGACCTTTACATTGCTGGCGTGCGCAGCGGCGCTATCCGGCTGTCAGTCCCCGTCATCGCTGCAGTGCCAGCCGGACCCGATTGCGCAGATTCCGCCGTTGCCGGCGGGCCTGGCCAGGAAGCGCGAGCCCAACTTACGCCAGCGGCAGCAGAGTTTCTTGACGAGATCGCCAGCGAAGGCGATGACGCCATCCGACAATCCAATGCCCTGATTGATGTCTACAATGCCTTGCGCGAGAAGCTGAATGTACAAGCCCAAGAATCTACGCGACTACCTGCGCAAGGCCATTAAGGACCTGGCGCAGAACCCCGACAAACTGCACATCTTCATCGATGAGGGTGGATCCCGCGCCACCGGTACGGCCGGCCTGTCCTTCGAGTATGAATATGTCCTGAACCTGATCTTGACCGATATCGGCCTGGATCTCGATCTGGTATTCGTGCCACTGCTGGCCTGGATGCGGGTTCACCAGCGCGAGGCCTTCGCCAATCCCGAGAACGCCAAGAAGGCCGTGCGCTTCGAGGTGGACATGAACAGCGCCGAGTCCCTAGACCTGTCCATCAAGCTGGCGCTCACTGAGCGCACCATCGTGAAACGGCAGGACGGCGGCCGGCTGGAGATCCACCACGCGGCCGAACCCCACATCACCCCGCCATTCGTTGATGACTTCTGGCAGCTCTACCAGGGCGATAGCCTGCTAGCAGAGTGGGACGTGCCGGCATTGCCATGAGCGACGATCTGCAACGCTTGGAAGAGTGGGCCGGCGCCTTGATCGCCAAGGTGCAGCCTGCGCAACGGCGCCAGCTTGTGCGCCAGGTGGCCAATGACTTGCGGCGCGAACACGCCAGGCTGATCGCCCAGCAGGTGGCACCGGACGGCACGCCCTATCCGGCGCGCAAGAACCGCAAGGAATTGCGCGGTAAGGCCGGGAGGATCAAGCGCCAGAAGGCGTCCATGTTCAGCAAGCTACGCACAAATACCTATCTGCGCGTGCAGGCCGATGCCAGCCAGGCGTCTGTCGGTTTCTTCGGGAAGGTCGCCCGTGTCGCACGCGTGCATCATGAAGGTCTACAGGACAAGGTGGTGCCACGCGGGCCGAGCTATAAGTACCCAGCCCGGCAACTGCTGGGATTCAATACGGCCGACGAAACCCTGTTGCGCGAAAGCCTATTGCGACATATGGAAACCATACACATTTAAGTTGTCCAGGCCCCGTTTCAGATCCGGCAGTAAAATCCACGGACTCTTCCCTCAATTGACTGTTAGACACCGAAATGTTGTTCTGGAAAAACTATTTAATTGTTCTCGGCGCTGTTATCGGGTTAGGCGTCTTCTTGTTCGGCATATCTTCAGTCGGTCGCAAACGCCACCAGTGGGATGACACGCCAAAAAAACCAAAGTCGCCCTCACGAGTGGACCCAATCAACAAAGAAAGCCGCACGCCTTCGTCTTCTAGTGACAAGCGTTCGTAACAGTTGACGTAACTTCTCTTCTCTCCTGCAGCACTTGAAATCTTAGCGAGCGTCAGATACACCGATATCAACCCGCCGAATCGTGCCTTCCCGCGCGCGATCCGGCAACATGGGTTGCATGACGCCCGACCTCTCCGAACTCGTTCGCACCATCCCGAATTTGATCCGCACCGGCAAGATTGCCGAGATCAACGCGGACAAGGTGCGCGTGCGCTTATCTCCCTCGTTGCTCACCACCTGGCTGCAGTGGATCGCGCTGCGTGCTGGCGATGTCATCGACTGGTGCCCGCCCTCCATCGGCGAGCAGGTCATCGTCTTTTCGCCCAATGGCGACCTGACCCAAGGTAAAGTCCTGGCCGGCCTGTTCTCGGCCGAGTCGCCCGCCCCGCAAACCTCCCTCAAAATTCGCTCCATCCACTACCCTGACGGCGCCGTGGTGCTCTACGATTTCGGCAATCACTCCCTGTCGGCTGTCCTGCCGGCGGGCAGCTCCGCACTGGTCAAGGCCGATATCGTGACCGCCGATGCGCCGCAAACCACCTGCACGGGCGACGTGACCATCAAGGGCAATCTGGTGGTGGAGGGCTTCAGCGCCTTGAACAACGGCGCCAAGGTCCAGGGCGGCGAAGGTGGTGCGGCGATGGTCATCGAGGGTGATGTAACGGCCACCGGTGACGTGAAGGCCGGCAATATCAGCCTGCGCAATCACCCGCATGGCGAAATCAAGCGCGGCGACGAGAAGTCTGGAGTGCCGCTGCCATGATCGCGATGAACGCCTCCACCGGCCGCAGCATGTCGTTGCTGGATCACATCCGGCAATCCGTGCGCGACATCCTGATGACACCGCTAGGAACCCGCATCTGCCGCCGGGGCTACGGCTCGGAGATTCCCGAGCTGATCGACCAGCCGCTCAACGGCGTGACCGTCATGCGTATCTATGCTGCAGTCGCCTATCGCCTGGCCCTGTGGGAGCCACGCATCTCGCTGTCGTCGGTCAATCTCAACCGCGATGCAAGCGGCGCCGTCTCCGTTGTCCTGCAGGGCGTCACGAACGGCGCGGCCGTCGAATTTTCGGTGCAGGTGCGCCAGGGGGCCGCGCAATGAGTTCGCCTATTGACCTCTCCCTGCTGCCGGCGCCGCAAGTGCTGGAAACCCTGGACTTCGAAACCATCTTTGCCAATCGCAAGGCGGCCGTCCTGGCGTTGCTGCCGGAAGACGAACGCGAGGCCGCCGCCAATGTGCTGTCCCTGGAATCCGAGCCGGCCACCAAGCTGCTGCAGGAGAACGCCTATCAAGAGCTGCTGCTGCGCAACCGTGTCAACGATGCCGCCAAGGCCGTCATGCTGCCATTCGCCATCGGCGCGGACCTCGACCAGATCGGCGCTAATACCAACGTCAAGCGCCTGGTGCTGGTCGAGGCTGATCCAGATGCCTCGCCGCCGGTGTCCGAGGTGCTGGAGGGCGACGACGCCTATCGCCTGCGCATCCAGGAAGCCCCTGACGCGCTGTCAACGGCTGGCCCTCGCAACGCCTATGAGTTCCATGCGCGTAGCGCTGACGGCCGCGTGCTGGACGCGCGCGCCATCAGTCCGGCGCCGTGTGAGGTCGTGGTGGCCATCCTGGCCAACTCGGACAACTGGCAGGCGCCGGCCGACCTGCTGCAGGTTGTCGATGCCGCGTTGTCGGCCGAGGATGTCCGGCCGCTGGGCGACTTGGTATCTGTGGTGCAAGGCCAGGTCACGGACTACGTGCTGGAAGCGGTGGTGTATGTGGAGAAAGGCCCCGAGGCTCCCATCGCCCTCAATGCCGCCCGGGCGAACGC